AACGCCCGCCGTAACTAAGCCTAGCCGCCAGCAGATGATGGCGGATGCCCTGAAGGGCGACGATCCAGCCTAGGCTTTGGAGCGGTTGAGGTAGTGATGCACCAGCTCGCGCTTGATGCCCACTACGTCCGCAATCCGCTGCTGGGTCATTCCATTCCGGTAGAGCTGGATGACCCGGGAGCGAAGCTGGCCGGCAGCAGCCCGGCTCCTGCGTCCATAGGTCTTCTCTAGGCCCTCCCGGATCTTTCGCTCGGTCTCCTTAACCTCGTAGCGGGTGGGGGTGGTGATAATTGGGTTCATACCTTCATCAGCCAGAACTGGTGCTGGGTGGACGGCAGGATGACCGCCTCCCGGCGGAAGATCGTGTAGAACGCATCTATCGCCAGCCGAGGGTTGTCGAGCGGGTTGGCCTCCTGCCGAGGCTTCTCCGTCCACGTGTAGTCGTCGAAGGCCAAGTACCCACCCGGCTCCAGAATCTGCCACGCCAGTACCGCATCCGTCAGGACATCCTTGGCAAGGTGACTGCCATCGACGTAGATGAAATCGTAGCGATGAACGTTATTGTTGCTCACGCACTCGGAAAGCGCGCAAACCGACTTGTAGATCCAAGCCTCCACTTTATTACTGTGTTCGTAATTGGTGTTGCGAACAAACCGCCCCCAGACGGCCTTCATATTGACGCCCGTATGTTCGGCGCCGCCTTCCCACGTATCGATGCAGGCGATGTGATCAAAAGCCATATGGTCCAGCATCCAGCAGGTGGCCTGACCTTCGTAGGCTCCAACTTCGATGGCCTTTTTGAACTGAGCCTTTCTTGGCAGCAGGTTTAGTTCAAAGTTGGCCTCCGCCGTCTGCTGAAACCAGTCGTTTGTGAACTTCCTCACTTGGCTGCCTCCTTCTGGGCCAGCATCTCCGCCTTGATGGCCTTGATCTCGTCCTTGCGCCACGGTTCGGAAAGCATCTCCAGAAGCTGCGGGGTCTCGATGGGCAGCGCCACCTTGCCCGAGTGGGCCATAATCAGCTTCGTATCTACGTGGATGTCGATGCCGGCCTTCTGCACGAGGTCGCAGAACCAGTAGTCCTCCGAGACGAACACGTTGGGTTCGTCATACTTGAGGTCCACCAGCCGCTTGATGCGCTCGACCATAATGTCGTTGTTCTTGGCCGGCTCACCGAGTGTCTCACGGATGGCCTCCAGCCGGCGTTCCGGGGTGCCCGGCCCCTGCAGACCCATCGGGAAGAATTCGTGCAGCGGGTGCGGCGGGTGATTGGGGTCGACGAGAATGCCCCGGCGCCAGGAGTTCAGCTCCGCGATGCGCTTGAAGACGCCCATCTTCATCTTGGAGAAGCCCAAAGCCGACCGGGACACCTTTTGCAGGCCCTCTTCATTGGCCTGCTCGCCGGGAATCAGGTGCATATGCCAGTGGGTCTTGAGCGACCGGGTGGCGTAGATGGCGCAGACGATGTCCACGTCGTGTTTGAGCAGCCGCAGAATGGCCCCAGCCGTGACATCCTCGCCGTGCTGCTCGGCCAGCACGTCCTTGTCCCACCAGATGATCTCGTCGAACCGATGCTCGATGGCATAGGCCACCAATTCGTTCCGCGCCTGCTGCACTGCCGGCCCCTCCAACAGGCACCAGTCCAGTTTTACGTCAGGAATCTTGGCGGCAGCGAGCTGCAGGCTGGTCTTGAAGTAGCTGCGGGGGATGTCGCCCTTCAGCGGCGTGGCAATGAGGATGCGTTTCATAGAGGAAACCCTACCGTAACCGCCACCCGCACAGCCGGAAACGTCAAAGTCCGGCATTTGTATGGATATTAGCCCATCTTATAAGGTTTAGGGCCGGTTTTAGCCACTTGCTTCAGCCCCGGCCGGTTCTAGCAGATGGAAATGGTAACCAAACGCTGCGTGGATGAGTGGCTCATTGAGCCGGACGTAGAGGGAGCGCGGGAATACGCCCGTTTGTCCATCATTGCCGAGCCCGCCGGCCTGAATGTGGACGGCCAAGGCATCATTCCGTGGGAGCAGCTCTTGTCCGCCCGTCAGTCTTACGCCGTTAACTTAAAAAAGCGCAATGCCACTCGGTGACGTACACTTCGCGGACGATTTCCAGCCGACCTTCGGCATCCCGTGGGTGCCGATCCCCGAACGGGAGGAGTTGGCCTCCTGGCCGCAGGAAAAGCTGATCGAGTACCTCGCTTTTCGGGAGGAGCGCAACAAGCAGGCGCTGGATAACCCCGTGGGTGCCGGCTGGACGCTGCCAATGTGGCAGGAAGTAATGGCGAACTGGGGTAAGTACCAGAACCACATCATTTTAGGTGGCAACCGCTCGTCGAAATCGATTTTTGCCAGCCGTCTCTGTGTCTGGGCCTGCGGCAGCATCCCCTCCGCCGAAGTCCGGGCCTACCACGTCAACGAGGACCGGAGCATCGAGGACCAGCAGCGAATGATCTACGATGCCCTGCCCATCGGCATCCGGCGCCTGCCCACCAAGAAGGGCCTCAACCACTCCGTTCAGTACAGCCAGAAGAACGGGTTCACCGACAACATCTGCATTTTGCCGCCGCTATCCGGTGCCGTCCGCGGTGGGTCGATTAAGTTCAGTAATTACCGTGCTTACGCCAACGACGCCCAGATTGCGGAAGGGTACAAGGCGCACCTGATCTGGTGCGATGAGGAGTGCCCGCAGAAGATGTGGGAGACGCTCCAGTACCGGACGAGCGACTTCCACGGACGCATCCTGCTGACGTTTACCACCCTGACCGGCTGGACGCCGCTGGTGCAGGACATCCTGGGCAAGACGAAGACGCTTAAGAAAAGGTTCGCTCCGCTGGTGGGCAAGGAACTGCCCATTATGCAGGAGTCGCTATCCCGGCCGAACACGGCGATCTACTACTTTTGGACGGAGGACAACGCCTTCCTCGATACGTCCGACTTTACCAAGAAGCTGCTGGGCCGCCCCAAGGATGAGGTGCTGGCCCGGGCCTATGGCATCCCCACCAAGGCCATCACTTCCGTGTTCCCAGGATTCAATAAGGAGGTTAACGTCATCCCGTATGAAGCACTACCTTTTGTCCGTGACCCGAATTATCCGGTCACTCGGTATATGGCTTTGGACCCTGCTGGATCGAAGAACTGGTTTATGCTCTGGGTCGCCATCGACGCCGCCGGCACCTGGTGGGTCTACCGCGAGTGGCCCGACTACGACGACTGGGCACTCCCCGGCAGCGGCGCCGAAGGCAAACCCGGCCCCGCGCAGAAAGGCTCCAAGAAAGGCATCCGTGACTACGTCGAGCTTATCGAGCAATGTGAGGACGGTGAAACGATTCAGGAAAGGCTCATTGACCCGCGCCTCGGTGCGGCGGAAAGGCAGTCCGCCGAAGGGGCAACCACCATCATCTCCGAGCTGGACGACGTGGGAATGACGTTCATCCCCGCCCCAGGCGTGGAGATCGAGAACGGCCTGCAGCTCATCAACGGGCTTTTGTCCTACGATGAGAGTAAGCCCATTACGGCACTCAACGGGCCGCGCCTGTACATTTCCGACCGCTGCCAGAACCTGATCTACTCGATGAGTGAGTATACGGCCAAGGGCGGCAAGGAGGAGGCGACCAAGGATCCGATTGACTGCCTGCGGTATCTGCTGGTCGCCAATTGCGAGTTTATGGACCCGCAGGCGATGGAGCAGACCGACAACCGGACGTGGAGCTATTAACTTGCTTCAGTCGCTCGTTGGCGATAGCGCGGTAGCAGAATGAGTTCCATCGATTCTCTCCAGACTTCCGTGCCCAACGATCCTGGCCTGCAACTGGCCCCGGCGGGTGACAACGCTCCTGATTTCAACCTGCTGTGCAAGGCTTTTGAGGACTGCGTCCGCGACAACCAGCCCTACATCGACCAGTGTCGCCAGAACTACCAAACGCGGTACGCGATCTGGAACGGCCAGTCGTCCGACGGCAAGAAGCACGCTCGCGAGGGCAGCAAGACGAGCCCCACGCCTTGGGACGGCGCGTCCGACCTCCGCGTCTTCCTCGTTGATAACATCATCAACAAGAAGGTGGCGATGGAGTGTATGGCCTTCCAGCGGGCCAACCTTTCTGCCGTGCCGGTGGGAACGAACGATATGGCGCGGTCGCAGCTCGTCACGCTGTTTATGCGCTGGCTGATCCAGACGCAGATCCCCGAGGTTCATCGGGAGGTGGAGATTGCCTCCAACTATATGAACGAGAAGGGCCTCGCGGTGATGGGCCAGTTCTGGGAGAAACGCCGCGAGAAAGTGCTGGTCAATGTCCGCATCGAGGATCTGCAGCTCCAGTTCCCGCAGATCGACATTGTTGCCCTCATCGAGGACAAGGCTGCCGAGGAGGATCTGAAGTCCATCTTTGAGGAGCAGTACGGCTGCACCCGTTCCAAGGCGACCAAGATGCTCAAGGAGCTGCGGAAGACCGGCGAGACCACCGTGCCGGTCGAGGGGCCGGAGCGTTCCTATCCGGTCCTGCGGGCGTTCAACCTGGATGAAAACCTGTTCATCCCGTCTTTCTCGCTGGATCTGGAGCGGGTGCCCGGCATCTACCGCGTGGAGTACTTTACTGCCGAACAGCTCCGCCAGTTGGTGCGCGATGACGGCTGGGACAAGGCTTGGGTCGAGAAGGCGATTGAGACGCAGCGCGGCCGGCTGATTACCCTCAGTCCCTCCGAGTACCTGCAGCCCATCAGCCGCTCGTTCGTCTACACGCAGCAGCGGTTCACGGACAAGATCGGCATCGTCTACGCCTACCAGCGGTTGTCCGACGAGGACGGCGTGCCGGGCATCTATTGCACGGTGTTCCATCCGCATATGCCGCCGGATGACAAGCAGCCAGGTTTCGCAAAGCACGGCCTCTTGGGCTATGCCCACGGAGAATATCCCTTCGTCCTATATCGCCGCGAGTACTTGAGCCGCAAGCTGCACGACAGCCGGGGTGTCCCCGAGCCGGGCAAGCCGTGGCAGGATCAGATCAAGGCGCACAAGGACAGCCGGATCGACGCTGCCTCCCTCGCCATCCTCCCGCCCATCTGCTACCCCCAGGGCCGCCCGCCGGGTCGCTGGGGTCCAGGTGCGCTCATCTCCGAGCGCCGGCCGAACGAGTATCACTACGCCGACCGGCCGATCCCGGATATGAACACGGAGAACTCCGAGTCGCTCTTGGAGTCTTCGTTCAAGGAGTATAACGGCTTTGCCGCCCAGAAGGGCGATCCGGCCGTCGATCCGATCTACAATCAGTGGGAGATCAATAAGTTCCTGACCTGCCTCGCCAAGAGCTTCCGCCAGATCTGGAAGCTCTACAAGCAGTATGGCCGCGACCAGGTCATCTTCCGCGTGATGGGCGTCAAGGACGCGGACGTGATGACGTTCGACAAGGGGGACGTGAACGAGGAGTTCGACTTCTACCTGTCTTGGGACGTTCAGAGCACCGACTTCAAGATGATGGCGGAGAAGTGGACCGCGATCATCCAAGGCGCCCAGTCCCTCGACCGCGAGGGCGTGTGCGACTGGTCGGCGCTCTTCCAAGCGTTCGTCGCCTCCATCGATCCCAACATTGCCGAGCGCATCATCCGCCCGGTCAAGACGGGCCAGCAGCAGGTGGTCAACGACGAGCAGCAGGATCTGGCGCAGATCTTTGCCGGCATCCCGAAGAACATCCGCATTGGCACGCCGCCGCAGTTGGGCCTGCAGGTCATCCAGCAGTACCTGCAGCAGCCGGATGTCCAGCGGCGGTACAGCCAGGATCAGGCGTTCCGCGAACGCATCGATGCCCGCGCCAAGCAGTACCAGTTCCAGGAACAACAGCAGCAGAATGCCACCATTGGCCGCCTCGGCGCGCAGATGCCCGGACCGATGCCGGCCACCACCTCACCTCGCAATGCCTCCGCGTAAACGTCATCTCCTCACCGCCCGCGAACGGGTCGAACTGCTCCAGGTCGCCTTGGTGCGCCTTGCACCCACCGAGGCGTTCCAAGAGTTCATCGACCACCTGCGTGAGATCCAGCGCAACACGATGCTGGATCTGATGAACGACGTGACGGTGGCGGACGAGAAACTGACCGCTGCCGCCGTGGGCGAACTGCGGGCCTACGAGGCCATCATCAACCTGTTTGATGACTATGTAGCCACGCAGGTGCAGCAGGCAGTCGGGGACGAGATGTCATAAGGCGGCCTAATACCGCTTGACATAGGGTCGGGTTATTATCACGGCTGATGGCACTGGGCATCCGCCCTGTCCCGCCCTTGGGGGCTTTAAACCCACGATGTCTAACGATACAGTTTCAGCCACTTCGCAGCCTGTGGAAGCGCCCCCGGCGCCGGAAACGAAACGCGATGAACCGACAAGAGGTAACCTGAGTGTCGCTCAGGCCGCGCAACGTCTGCTCAATATGCAGGCGGAAAATGCCGCAGCCCAGGCGAAACAAGCGGAACAGGTTGCCCAGCCCGAAAAGGCTGAAGAACCCGCATCCACAGAAGCGGCACCCGCCGAGTCTGTCGAACCCGAGGCCACCGAGCCCGAGGCGCAAGCCACGGAACCCGAGGCCGAGGAAGATTCCGTTCCTTCTCAGATTCCGCCAGAGGTTCAGAAGAACATCAACAAGCGCATCGGCAAGGAAGTCGCCAAGCGCAAGGCCCTTGAGGCCCAGTTGAATGAACTTAAGCTGGAGGTGGCCCGGCAGTCGCAGCAACAGCAGCAGGCGCAACCTGCTCCGGTGCCGATTGCCCCCCTGCCGCAAGGCACGGTGCCACTCGCCCAGATTGAGGATTTTAACGGTCTCCAGACTTTGGCCCAACAGGCCAAGGAAGCCAAGCGGTTCGCGCAGCAGCAGCTCGCCAAGACCAATTTCGAGCCCCTACAGCTCGAAAACCAAGTTTTGGATCGGGAGGCGCTGAACACCATCATCATCAACGCTGAAAAGACGTTGGAGGATGATATCCCTGCCCGGACGCAGTTTCTGCAACAACGCAATCAGGCTCAACAACTTGCCTACGAGAAGTTCCCCTTCTTGAAGGACAAGTCCACTCCCGAGTACGTCGCGGCCCAGCAGGCTTACCTGCAGATGCCGTGGCTGAAGAATCTGCCCAACGCGGATTGGATCATCGGGGTGCAGATTGAGGGGCTCAAAGCGTTGCAGGCCAAGGAGAAGGGCAAGACCAAGCCGACCAAGGCTCCGGTCATCGCCTCATCCCGGCCGCCCAGCAGCCAAACCGTTGCCACTTCTGGAAGTTCCGAAACCCGCGTTCCCTCGTCGACCAAGTCGGCGGCGCAGGTGGAGGCCCTCCGGCAGCATCTGTCCAAGAAGGGTGGAGTCACGACAAACGAAGCAGTCCAATTCCTCCTGGCCCGAGAAGCGGCCAAACAAACTCGTTAAACATTAGGTTATGGCTCTTAGCACTACTTACAATGTCGCGGGAGATCGTGAAGACCTCACGGACTTCCTTACCATCCTCTCCCCCGAGGATACCCCGAAGGTTTCGACCTTCGCCAAGACCAAGCGGATGACCAACGCCTACCAGGAATGGCAGGTCGACTCCCTTTCGCCCGTCAGCTTCGGCGGCGTGCTGGAAGGTCAGGACGTCCTCGCCTTCTCCAACCAGGCCGTCAACCGCGCCCGCATCGGCAATTACGTCCAGCAGTTCCGCGAGCAGTGGATGGTCTCCCGCTTGCAGGAGGCTTCGGACGTGGCCGGCGTCGCCAGCGAAGTGGCGAACGCGAAGATGAAGTGTATGCGCGAGCTGAAGCGGTCCATCGAGGCTGCCATCGGTTCCGACAACGACCGCCAGCAGGAGGCCCCGCCGGCCCCCTACAAGCTGCGCGCTCTCGGCAAGTGGATCAGCGCCAGCCCCGGCACTGACGTCCCGGCCGCGTTCCGCACGCCCTCCGGCAACATCGACACCACGGCGACCGGCTCCCTCGGTGAGTCCGCGTTCAACGACGTGTTCCAATCGATCTTCCAGCAGGTTGGCGGCCGCCGGTCCTACACGCTGTTCGCTGGCCCGAACCTGAAGCGGGCGATCAGCAAGTTCCAGCGTCAGGAAGGCGCGTCCGGCACCACGAAGACCTATCAGGTCACGCAGGATGCCAGCGAGCACAAGATCGACCTGGACGTTACCGTCTACGTTGGCGACTTCCACACCGTGACGGTCGTTCCCGACCTGTTCAACGGCATCGTGGACGGCGCTGATCCGTCGACCACCACCAACCAGCAGAAGGCCCGTGGCTACGTCATTGACCCCGAGCTGGTGGGTATCGGCTATATGCTGGGTATCGAGTCCAACGAGCTGCCGGACCTCGGCGGCGGT